TTCCTGTAGCCCCTGCTACTAAACTATCAGCATATAATTTATTAACAATATCATTACTGAAGATAGGGACTTTCTCAACCGATCCCTCACGAATCTTTTTTACTTTTTCAATGTCGTCTCTAGGGTTATCATAACCGGCTGATCCTAAAGGAGTTCCCTCTGGTACTTTTATAGGAATTGATTTTGTAGAGTTTAAAACTCTGCTAACTCTGTTAGAAACCATTACGCTGAAATAATGCCTTTGGCGATCAAATCTTCGATAAGCGTACAAAGTCCATCTCCAATTTCTGTTACCAAACCATTTGCGTCAATAGTTCGATCCGATGTTGCGTTCGTAACAGCCCAACCAGTCTGTGGTGCTGTCGGTGTTACTGCTGGCATAAAACTAAACTTATCACTAACCCAAAATTCTCTACAACTTATGACGTCTTCTTGCATTTTTCTTTTGTCTCCTTTACTTTCTTATTAGGTTTTTTGTCTTTTTCAATCTTTGCCATAAACTCTTCATGTGTATAAACTGCCATTCTAAGCTCCCTCTATCCATAGGACGAAGAATCCTGCATTTTGTATCATAGGAATTACTGCTGTAAAGTCTGAAGCTGCTCCTGAAGAAAGGGCTGTTAAAGCTGTGTCCATTAATGCGACACCTGCTGCATCCGGATTGTATGGGCCAATAACTGTGACATCTCCTGCCGCCATCTTATGCTCCTGTTAGCTTATAGGCTGCGTTGTTATTTATTAGAACAGGTACACTCATTAAGAATGCCTTGATTGTAATAGTTTCTCCTGCTTCCTCTTTCATATGTGTCTGAAGTCCTTGCGCTTGATATAGAGACATAGCTGTCTTCTTAATACCGAATAGTACTGTGTTTTCTGTTGCTGCGTTTGTTTCAATAATATCAAATCCTGCAACCTTTCCAACCATACCATTACGGCTTACTCCGTCTGTGTAGAATACTGCTGCATTTCTGATAACAGGGTTATTCATTAACTCCATCAAATTAGTAGGATGGATCGCCATAAACAAATTATCACTAGTAGTCCAGTTGTTTAACTTCAAAGCACTTCGTGCAATAAGAATATCTTTCATAGGCTGTTGTAGGCTCTCAGTTGCATTGTCCCAAGTCTGAACAGCAGCCGCTGTGTTCGTAGTTGTTGCCAACTCTGCCCAAATAGCTGTGTCTTCATCCAAAGCAATAGCTCGAGATACTCTCTCTAACATTCTACTCTTAACATCAATAGCCGATAACTTCCATACCTGCCAAGACATAGTATGAGTTCCGCCATGCATCTTCACTCTTTCAGTAACTTCAGTCCAAGAATGAGTCATGTGATCGAATATTGCACCTTCAGAAGTCTTAAAGTCTCTTGCTGTTAATCCAGTAGTTCCCATTGGAGAAATATCTGAATCTGTCTCTTGATAATAAACATTACTTTCAGAGGAAGTTCCAATAACTGTACAAACCTGCCTACCTGTGAATTGCTCTAAAGCAAAATTCTTAACAATAGCATCTACATCCTCTGCCCTAAGGTCTGCCTCACCTGGAATATCTGCCATTAAAAGGTACTCCTGAAGAATCCGCTTTCAGATGCTCCTAGCCCTCCGTATGATCTTCCAACAGTCCATCCTTTCTCAAAATCTAAAGTAGAACTTAAATCAACATCTCCGGCAGCATTACCCATAGAAACAAAATCTCCAATAGTTGCTGTTCCTCCTGCGATTGTGTTTGCCTTAAAGATACAATTTGTTATTCCTGTGATTAATAGATGTCCGTCATTTGCAACTTTTTCATGTGCTGCGATTCCTACGATAGGAGTATCAACGTTTGTACTATGTGCAGTTACTAACATCTCATCAGCCAATTCTAAGAAGTCTCCCATAGCGATCGCCGAAGCATCTGCAACAATAAACGAAACTCTGTCTCCGTTGTTCCCTAATAGTTTGAAGATTTCTGCCTGTACCATGATTTATCAATAAAAAGTGTATATATAAGTCTTTTGGTAATTTAGGAAAATCCTTACTCTTTAGAATCTTCTTCTTTTTCAGGTGTTTCGTCCTGTTTTTTTTCGTCTTCCATTATAACAGGCTCGGGTTGTACGCATTTATCTCTTTGCTCTAAAGCAAATTCCTTAATTTCAGTTTGGACTACTTCCGCCAGTTCCATGTTATGCCTAGCGATCTCCATCTGTTTAAACTGCCCATCACACTCTTTTACAACACCATCCCAATCCTTATATTCTAAGCCGCCCATTGTGCCCCCGCAGCTCTTCCAACTGCTTTAACTCTTGCTTCGTGCGCTGTTTCTTTTTCAGTCTTTGGAGTTTCCGGTTTCCCTGCTATTGCTCTCCCGCCAACTCTTTCTTCTGCTATAAGTTTCTCTTTACGATCTTGTAGTTTTTCCTCACGATCTAAATTAGACGCCCTTTCTTTATTGATCCTATCAGCCTCTTCAAGATAACTAGGTTTATTAGAATTATTTTCATCTTCCGGAGTATTAACAACAACCTCTTCTCCCGGTGTGTCACCCTCATTTGTTTCGCCATCTGTCATAATATTACATGACACATCGCTTTATAAACTTTACGCATATACTTGGATGCCTGCGCTTCCTAGTGTCGCCATTACTAAAACCCATAGAATCCTATTCATCGCTACTATTTTGGTTTCGAGACAGGCCACTCTTTCGATTATTGTTGCCATTATAATTTCGCCACTGTTGCGTTAGTTTCAGAAGGTCTGCTGTCCTTTGTGATAGGTGTGTCTTTCTTTTCATCCTCTCCTAGATTCTCTTGTATCGTCGCTGGAAATTCAAAAGTTACGTCTAGTCCTAGTTGTAGTTTTATTTGTTTCTCAACATAATTCTGTTCATCCTCGATAACCTGTTGCCAAGCAAGATAAACCATCTTACTAGAAGCCTCACTTGTTCCCGCTTCGATAGCCATGATTAAGGCTGGTACTCCGCCTCCTTTGGTTACTTCTTCAACCCATGTCTGTCTCCATGTTAAAGGATCAACTCCATTCTTCCCTGCTTCTATGATTTGATAATCTACTGCTTTGTCTGGGATAATAATATCTGTCCCTGCGTTCTTTGCTGTCTTGTGGTCTGCTTTGAATTTCGCTATGTCTGCCGCTTTTGATGTTTTCAAATTCCAAATAATCATAGGCACAACATAAGAATGGAAATATGTTGCCATGTCTTCATCTAGTTGTTTTATTTTATCTAGGAATGTCGTTAGTGATTTAATATCTCCTGTTCCATGAGTTGAATCTGCGTTTCTGTTTAATGTTAAATGGAATATTTCATCCTTCTCAAATCTCTGCTCTTCTCCGTCGCTGAACTGATAACCATAATAATCTATCATTCCTTTGTCTGTATGATAAACATTTACTGCTCCCGGATTTAGAGGTTTAAGATTTTTTAATGCTGTACCTTTTCCTCCGCATATCTCCGCATAAGAATCTCCGTCAATGTGTCGTACTCTAACTTGGTTTTTTATAACCTCTTCTCCTGTCTCTTTCCCCGAGCCTACAATTCTATCCCATATCTTCTCAGTTGATGGTTTCTTAAAATTAACTCCCTTCCCAATAGTCCAATCTCCTACCTTATTAATAACTGATTTTACAGAAGAGTGCCCCTCGTAGTAGCCGTTGTGAGTAGTCCATAGAGTGGACTGCCATTTGTTATTCTCTCCCGGTCTGTCTGTGTTGCTGGCGTTAGTTGTTTGAACTTCGATAGTCGCTGCTGGGTCTGTCGTGTCCGAGTTGTTATATCTTCTATCTACCATTTTATTTAATCCTCATTATCCAAACTACTGTGTAGAATGGAGGTCTATTATCAAATGTATTTGTTGGTTGGTCTGTTAGATTTTCTGCTTCATCAAAATCTCCTCCCCCTGCACCATCTGAAACTCTTAAAGTGTCTTCGTCTGCATTCCATCCTACTGTAGTACCATCCTGTTTATTGCTTAATCCTCCAGCCGATATCAATTTATGGGTATGTAAAAATTGTTTATTTGCTGTTCCTCCAGTTGCTCCCGAAGTTGTTTGTCCTTCTAAGAATATTCCGCCGTTTAAGTCTGGAGAGTTTTGTCCATTATAAACAGAGTCAGCGTCGTTAATTGCCGTCCCATCACATTCAACCCATCCTGCTGCGAGTGCTGGAGTATTTGTGTAAGTTTTCAACCATGCCACAACCGAACCTATCGGAGATAATTGTGCTGCTAATTCTACTGTCGCTGATGGTGTTTCCCTAACGTCTGATTGTTTAAATAAAGTATCTTCTCCTAATAAATCTAAAACCATTATACAACTCCTAGCGAAGTTAGAACTTCGCCTCTTAATAGTAATTTTTCAATTTCTCTCATCCTAAAAACATGAACGTTAACCATATCTTCTGCTTCAATCCTAGAAGTGAATCCCGCCATATTATAAATAATCGCTTGCATCCCAACATATCGAGCCACATACTCCGAAAGCATTTCCTCGAAGTATGAATTAAGAGTTGCAACGTTAGTCACTAGATCGTAATTTGTTAAACAGCATAAGAAGCCTTCTGCTTGTATTCCCCATGCTGTTTTATTTGCGTCTGAGAACCCTGTAGCGTCCACGTTTTCCCCAGCCATAGCTAACATTTCCGCATCTGTACTTAAAACGCTTGTAGCTACCATTAACTAAACCTCGCTATTGCATTGTCTATTTGTGTCTGTAATTGGAAGAATAATTTTTCGCTTACTCCTTCTGTGCACGCGAATCCTTCTTTGAGATGCTCTCCTATTTCAGCGAGGGCTTTTTCTTTAAATTCTCTTAATTGTTCGGTTGTTAGCCCTAATTCTAATTCTTCCATGCTAACAACTAGCAAAGAATGGTTTAAGTAACTTTTGTTTTACAAGCCAACACGCTCTGATTAGTCCTTCTGTAGAATGTGAGTTGTTTCCTTCGATTTTTGTCCGATTTCCAACATAAACCTGCCTTATTGACTTCAAACTAGCCATTAATTCAAGATTTTTCAATAATTTGATTCGTCCCAAATCGCCTAATTTCAACAAATTAATATACATTTCTTCCTTCAAAAGAGGTCTAGTGCTGTCTTCGTCGTCGATAACCTTTGTTGCGTTCTCCAAACCTTCACTTATCCCCGCTGTCTCTGAATCTTCTAGTAATAAATCAAGAACTCCCGCGCCCATTCC